ACAACGGAACAACTCGCCGCGATGTGGCTCGACGCCAAGCGGCTCGAAGCGGAAGCGATCGAGAAGCGCATCGCGATCGAGGAGGCCATCATCGAGCGTGTCGGGTACCGCGAGGAAGGCAGCATGACCACCACGCTCCCGGACGGCACCAAGCTGGTCACCACCGGCAAGTTGAACTACAAAGTGACCGACTTCGCCGCGTTCAAGAAGGCCTGCCAGCTCCTCGACAAGGAATGCCGCCCCATCAAGGTCTTCGAGTCCGTTGATGAGACCGGCGTGAAATGGTTGCGCGCGAACGCACCGCAGGCCTACGCCATGATCGCCGGAACGCTGACGATCACCCCGGCCAAGACCTCCGTCACCGTGAAGGCTGCGTGATGGCTTTCGACCTTTCCAACCTCATCCGCGGCAAGCAGCCCAAGCCGCCGCGCGTCGTGCTCTACGCCGGGCACGGCATCGGCAAGAGCACGTTTGCCGCCAGCGCGCCGTCGCCGATTTTCATCCAGACCGAGGATGGCCTGGGGAACATCGACACCACGTCCTTCCCGCTCGCGACGACCTTCTCCGAGGTCATCGAAGCTCTGGACACGCTCATCGGCCAGGAGCACGACTTTCAGACGGTGGCCATCGATTCCCTGGACTGGATGGAGCAGCTGATCTGGTTCGACATCGAACAGCGCTACAGCGAGAAGGAGACCGCGTACGGCAAGGGGGCCATGATCGCCGTCGACAACTACTGGCGCCCCGTTCTCGATCGCCTGAACATCCTCCGGAACCAGCGGAGCATGGCCGTCATTCTCCTCGCGCACTGCGAGGTCAAGAAGTTCGACTCGCCCGAGGTCGATTCCTACGAGCGCTATCAGATCAAGCTGCAGGCCCGCGCCTCAGCCGTCGTCCAGGAGTGGGCGGACGTGGTCGGCTTCGCCAACTTCCGGACACTCGTCTTGAAGGAAGAGAAGACCGGCTTCGACAAGGCGGCGAAGACCCGCGGCACCACCACTGGCGAGCGCTTGCTGTACCTGGTCGAGAAGCCGGCCTACGTGGCAAAGAATCGCTACGGGCTCCCCGAGCAGCTTCCCCTCTCCTGGCAGGCGTTCAGTGATGCACTGACGGTATCGCTGACCACTGCCTGATCCCACCAACCAACCTACCTGAAAGGAACCACCATGGCTTCACTCGCCGGCTTTGACGCATCGGTCGTTGAACCCCAATCCGCCTTCGAACCCATCCCCGCCGGGAAATACCTCGCGCTCATCTCTGAGAGCGAGATGAAACCCACCAAGAACGGTAGCGGCCAGTACCTGCAGTTCACCTTCGTCATCCTCGACAACGGGCCGTACTCCGGTCGTCATCTCTGGACGAGGCTCAACCTGCAGAACAGAAACCGGTCGGCGGAAGAAATCGCGCAGCGCGAACTGTCCGCGATCTGCCGGGCAGTCGGTGTACTGTGCCCAAATGACTCGGCTGACCTGCACAACCTACCGCTGGCAATCATCGTCGGTATGGAGCGCAACAAGGAAACCGGAGAGCTGACCAACCGCATCAAGGGTTACGAGGCTGCCGCGGGAAACAACGTACCGCCGAAACCGCAGCAGACGAACCTCCCGGCTCCGCCGCCTCCTCCGGCGGCTCAGGCCCCGGCACAACAGCAGCCTTCGACCCCGGCTGTCGCGCCCTGGATGCGCAGCCGCAAGGTAGCCTGATGAGCCTCATCCCAGAGTCGCGGCACACCACCGTTGGCGCCATCCTCAAGGTCTACGAGGATCGTGCCGACGACGGGATGCGGCCCCACCTGGGAGCCAGCCTGCTCGGAAACGAGTGCGCGCGCGCCCTCTGGTACACCTTCCGCTGGGCGACTCGCCGGCGCTTCGATGGGCGCCTGCTGCGCCTCTTTCTCACAGGCACGCTTGAAGAGCGCCGCTTCCTCCACGAACTGCGGCAGATCGATGGCGTGGAGGTGCACGACCGCGATCCCGACACCGGCGAGCAGTTCCGCTTCTCCGCCGTTGGCGGCCATGTCGGAGGGTCAATGGACGCCTGCGCTGTTGGGCTACCAGAAGCCCCGAAGACCTGGCACGTCGTGGAGTTCAAGACGCACAACGACAAGAGCTTCGCAGATATGCGCAAGAAGGGTGTCGCCGCGGCGAAACCGCTCCATTACGCCCAGATGCAGTGCTACATGGGCTGGTCCGGCATGGAGCGAGCGCTCTACCTCGCTTGCAACAAGAATACCGACGAGCTGTATGGAGAGCGCATACGCTTCGACCAGGTCACCTTCCTAGAGTTGATGGCTAAAGCCGAGCGCGTCGTGGCAGCAACGGAGCCCATGGAGAAGATCAACCAGGATCCGGCCTGGTACCAGTGCCGGTTCTGCGACCATCACCCGGTCTGTCACCAGGGCGATCTGCCGGCCGTTTCCTGCCGTACCTGCGCGCACGCCACCCCCTGCATGACCCGGTCTTCGGGAGTCTGGCGGTGCGAGTGGCACGACAAGGATCTGACGATCGCCGAGCAGAAGCGCGCCTGCCAAGAGCACCTGTTCATCCCGCCTCTCGTAGGGTTCGCCGAGCCCGTCGATGCCGGAGAAGGATGGATCGCGTACAAGAGGCGCGACACCGGACGCGTCTTCATCAACGCCGGTGCGTCCGCGATGCCGAACACGCAACTGATGGCCGACGAGGTGCCGGCGATCTATTCCAGCATCGAGCTTGCAACGAATCCCAGAATGGCCGGAGACGAGATGGTCGATGCCATCAAGACCGCCTTCGATGCACGGGTAGAGGCATGATCACACTGCGAGACTACCAGGAAGAGGCGATCGCCGCCCTCTTCGCCTACTTCGAAGAGCACGACGGCAACCCTCTCCTGGTCCTTCCGACTGGGTCCGGCAAGAGCGTCGTACAGGCCGCTTTCCTCGAGCGCATGGAGCGGCTGTATCCGGGCCAGCGCGTATTGCTCCTGACGCACGTCAAGGAGCTGATCGAGCAGAACTACCTCAAGTTCCGAACCTTGCTTCCTGGTGTGCCCTGCGGGATTCACTCGGCGAGCTTCGGCCGCAAGGACATCGGCCACAGATTCATGTTCTGCGGCATCCAGAGCATCTGGAGGAAGGCCGACAAGATCGGTCCCTACGACCTGATCATGATCGATGAGGCGCACCTGGTTCCAGCCAGTGGAATGGGCATGTACCGGGGGTTCCTGGACGACATGCGGATCGTGAATCCCCTGGTCAAGATCATCGGGCTGACCGCTACGCCATTTCGCCTCGACTCCGGGCTGCTGACATCCGGCGACGGCCGCATCTTCACCGACATTGCGTATGACCTGCCACTGCTGCGACTGGTCAATGCGGGGCATCTGTCGCCGGTAATCAGTCGAGGAAGTCTGCATCACGCAGACCTCTCGGGCGTCCACAAGCGCGGCGGAGAGTTCGTAGAGGAGGAGTCCGCGCAAGCCATGATGCAGATCACGAGCCAGGCCCTCGACGAGGTCATGGAACTCGCGGCTGATCGCCGGTCCTGGCTGCTGTTCGCCACCAACGTCAAGCATGCTGACCAGATCCATGACGGCCTTCGGCAACGAGGAATCGTGTCGGACGTGGTCACGGGAGAGACGCCCAAGCTTGCCAGGGCGAGGGTCATCGACGATTTCAGAAAGGGGCGATTGCGCGCCTTGGTCAACGTGATGGTGCTGACCACCGGATTCGACGCACCGGCAACCGACTGTCTGGTCAGCATGCGGCCAACGCTGTCGGCTGGCCTGTGGCTGCAGATGTGCGGCCGCGGCATGCGCAACGCCGAGGGCAAGGAGAACTGTCTGGTGCTGGACTACGCCGGCAACATCGCCAGACACGGCCCGCTCGACATGATCCGCGGCAGGCCGAAAGAGCAAAGCGATGAGACAGGCGAGGCGCCGGCCAGGAAGTGCCCGCAGTGCGGAACACCCTGCCACGCCGCCCTGTCAGCCTGCCCGAACTGCGACTACTCCTTCCCCCCGCCGGAGCCGAAGATCGAGCATCAGTCTTCGTCGGGAGTCCTGCTGAGTTCGCAGTATTCGGACACCACTGACTACCCAGTGACCGGTATCGAGTACGAGACCCACACCTCGATCAGGTCGGGCATGAAGACCTTGCGGGTCGACTACAACTGCGGGCTGATCCGCTTCTCGGAGTACGTATGCATTGAGCACGATGGCTACGCCAGAAGCAAGGCGGTTGCCTGGTGGATTCGCATGGGCGGGCGTGCGCCGATTCCGTCAAGCGTGCGTGAGGCCGAAGACAGAGCGGCGGCAGAGCTGCGCAGACCGACCCTCATCACCGTGAAGCGCGTCGGCAAGTACCCAGAGATTGTCAGGCACCGGTTCGACGTTCAGGAGGCCGCGTGAGATTCGCCATGTTTGCTGGAGCCTTGAGGCTGTCTCTCTCCCTAATACCAAACACTATCATGTCTAGCAGGAGGATCAGGTGAATAACGAGAACGGAACCACATTGAACGTGGGAAGGAAGGTCAGAAGGATTTGGACCACGTCTGAAGACGACCTGCTGCGGTCGCGGTACGCCGACGAGCCGACCGAATCCATCGCCGCAGCGCTGAACCGGACCCTGAGTGCCATTTACTCTCGGGTGAGCGCTCTTGGCATTGCAAAGAGCGAAACGTTCCTGGCTCGGATGAGGAGCGATCAGCTCCAGCGTCTTGGCGTGGTCGGCGAGGCGACGCGATTCGCCGCAGGGCAAACCCCGTGGAACCGCGGCATCCGGTACACCGTCGGCGGGCGATCCTCCGAAACCCGTTTCAAGCCAGGACA